CCGAAGCTGACGACCGAACGCAACGACGGCACGTTCTTCCATCGCAAGCGTCAGGACGAGGCGAAGAAGTACAACGACCGCGTCCGCAAGGCGAACATCCTCCACTAACAGAAAGGAATGCAAGTGACAGCACCAAGAGGGCGCAAGCCCCGACCGTGGGACGAGTTGGATGATCCCAAGCTGCTCGCCATCACTGCGTATCGCGATCCGGTCAATCGGATCACGTACATGCCGTGGTCCGACGCGCGGCTGGCGTTGATCGGTTGGGAAGTGTTCCCCGACCGATCAACGTCGAACGTACTCATCTACCTCGTCCCCAACGGCGACCTGAGCGGATTGGAGATTCGGTGTCATGCCACGACACAAGACCTCCCCAACCCGGAGACCGATCAGTTGCTCGGAACCATCACCATCCCGCTCAACATGCTCGGCGATGACCCCAAATGAACGTCAGCCCCGATCGGGGCTGACCTCATCTCACACCCACCCCGCAATCCACAACCCACAAATGAAAGGCGTTACCGAAATGGCAAGCAAGGAACTCTCACCCATCTCGTTCCGCGACCTCGTCAAGAAGGTCGGAGCGATCCCCGACAACGCGATGCCCATCGTGTTCATCCCTGGGGAGCACCAGTACAAGGCACCGGGGCACTTCGCCGACGACACCGAGGCTTCGGTCGAGGATTACGCCAACAGCGAGCGGGCGATGCGCGAGTACGTCGAGCAATCCGAGGTACTCGTGTACGGCTACAACGATGTCGCCGTGTGCATGACCCGCGTGTTGCGTCGCTGCGACATGGGTGTCGCCCGCTCGTTGAAGGTGGGGCCGTTCAAGGTCCCCGAGGAACAGGTCGTCGAGACCGGCTTCGACCGGGACGGGATCATGCGTTACGAGACGATCCCCAGCGGTTGGATGACGATCCCCGGACTCGATGGCATGTGCAAGGCCGACAGGAACAACGACGGCACCGGCTCGATCATCTTCCGGTTCAAGCGCAACCGCCAGGCTGCGATCAACGGGCTGTTCTCCTACATCCGTGAGGAACTCGAACAGCGTTCGATCTACCGGGGTCAGGTCATCACGTCGGACTATCAGTTCGTCAACGTGGCTGGCTTCGATCGCAGTCAGGTCGTGTTCAACCGCGACCTGTCCGACGCCGTCAACGTGGCGTGCATTTCGTCGATCGTCGATCTTGATGAGAACATCAAGGCTGGCGAGAACCCGAAGCGCTGCGTGCTGTTGGTGGGCAAGCCGGGAACCGGCAAGACGCTGCTCGGCAAGACATCTCAGTCGATCATGTTCGAGATGGGCTACACCGTGGTCATCTGCCCGTCAGGTGGTACGGCGAGGGACATGGCGAGGGGATTGGCGATCGCCCGCAACTACATGACGAAGGATTCGATCGTCGGGTTGTTCATGGAAGACATCGAGAAGATGGCGACGCACGACCGGTCGCTGGCGTTGGAGAACCTCGATGGTTCGATCAGCAAGTCCGATCGCATCCTGATCGTGATGACCACCAACTTCCCCGAGATGGTCGACGATGCGTTCCTGCGTCAGGGTCGTGTCGATGACTTCATCGAAGTCGGCTTGCCCGACTTGGATGCGTTCACGCGTCTGATCAAGCAGCGCTTGAAGGAGAAGCTGGCCGACGACATCCATTGGGAAGCGGCGTTCGAAGCCAACGAGGGCTACACCCCAGCATGGATCGTCGGTGGCATCTCGAAGGTGATCCGTTCCGTGATCGCCCGCACCCATTCCGCCGACAACATCGTCGTCACGACCGACGACCTGATGACCGGAGCCAAGCTGTTGCGCCGTCAGTGGGAGTTGCAGCAGGGTGCCGCTGCCCGCAAGCCCGAGAAGGTCACGGTCGAAGACATCATGCGCGAGGCGGTTCGCACCGAACTCGACGCTGGCGTGGCGGTCAACGATGCGACCGACTACGACATGGTCCGCGAGATGGCCGACAGCGTCGTCGAGCATCGCATCAACAACGCCACGGTGGAGTTGGAGACCGAAACCGGCAAGCCGGTGACGGGCAACATCACCACCAACTGATACCCCGCAGCCCCCAGCCCCGATCGGGGCTGGGGGCTGCATCAACCCAACAGAAAGAGGAAGACCAATGGCTCTCGAACCCGAGACCTACATCAGTGTGTATCTGTCGCTCGCGCGTGCGATGTTCGACCAGCAGATACCCGTCGTTGTTGCAGCGGAGTTGGCTCACTTCGCTGCTCAACCCGAAACCGAGTCCAGCGTTCACGACATCCTCGACGAACTCAAAGCCGAACTGTACGACTGGATTCCGTCCGACCTGGCGGCGCTCAAAGAGTGCATCATCATGAACGTCAAGGGGCCGGACACGGATGGTCAGGCGCGTTGCGCGCAACTCGCATCGCTGGCGACCGCAGGTGGATGGCGTGGCGGAATGGTGCATCCATCGCGTGTCGACCTCAACGTCGCGATGGATGTCGTCAGCAAGCGCTACATCCCTGAAGGCGTCGACGCCACGTCGATGTTCTGCGCCAGCAGTCCCTTCGACAGCGCGACCGCGAACGAGAAGTTCAAGGAAGCGATCGAAGACGAAATCAGCAAGTTCCGTGAGGAACTCGACTTCCTGTACCCCTACCCCGAGGAAGGAGGAAAGACATGAGTGACGTAACCAACTACCTACCGTTGACCGACTTCGAGTTGACGGTCACCGCCAAAGGCATCGACATTCATCGGCAATCGCTGATGAAGAAGTTGCGGCGGATCGACCCCAACAACGATGTCGAACGCGAGTCCACGATTCAGGAAATCGAAGCGTGCTCGCGCATCTCGCGCAAGGCCCGTCAACTCGACGACGCGAAACTGCGGGTGACGGGATGAACCGCGACTTCGAATCAGGCTTCGTGATCGGCATGTGGGTCGGCGCGGGGATCGTGCTGCTCATCCTCTGGACATCGGGGCAAGTGTCATGAGCGATCCCATCATCATCAGGACCGAACGGTTGACGGAGACGACCAACCTGCACCACATGTCGGACGAGTCATTCTTGTACGGCTGCAAGTGGCCGGGCTGCAAGTTCGCATCCATCAACAAGGATTCGATCCCGTCGCATTACAAGACCCACGTTGGTCAAGCCGCTCAACGCCGTCGCGCAACACAGCGACCGCGTTCGGCGGCTGTCGCCAACGAGGTACTCGAAGCGGCGCTGGCGCTGCTCGACATGACGCAGGAACTCGTCAACAAACTCGCGTCGTTCGACGACGAGTACACGGCGATGAAGCACATCGTGGATGAGCACGCCATCGAAACAGAGGGCCTGCGTTTGCAGGTCGAGACCAACCGCGTGAAGGCGGCTCGCTACGACACGATGGTTCAAATGATGAAGGACGCAGGGTATGACGAACCGGCAATCGACTAGCCGCTGCCCCGTCTGCGACACGCCATTCAAGGTGCGTCGTAAGTGGAACAGCGGCAACCCAACCGACATCGAACTCCCCGAGTGCGACTGCGAAGCCGACAAGGCAGCCGACGAATGGCTGGCTCGGTTCGCAGCACGAAAGGAACGCGATGCCGAAGCCAACTAGTCACCTGTGTCCCCATTGCAAAGGCGTCACCCGCAAGCCGAAAGGTCAGCGCAAGGTGACGTTGGAGCAGGCCATCAAGAATCACGAAGCCTCATGTCCGGGGCTGTACCGCATCAACCCATCAACGAAAGGCAAGTCATGACCGATACCTCGCAGCCCAAGCTGCGACCGACCAAGAAGATGACGACCACCGCGCAGCGCGCGTTCCTCGCCCAATCGGTGAGAGCGCGCGATCTGCCCGACGCCTACCTGGACTGCCGATCACTCGGCCACGCCTGGCAGGAATGTGAACCCGACCGACCAGCGAAGTTCGGCGAGTTGCACGTCTACCAATGCCTGCGCTGCCTCGGCATCCGCGACGACTTGATCAGCCACAAGTACGGCGAAATCTTGTCCCGCGGCTACCGCCACGCGCCGGGCTACATGATGCCTGTGCCCGAGGATGGCACTCGGCTGTTCAGCGCTGCGGCGCTGCGCTCCGAGCGTCGTCGGCGCAAGCTGGAAGGCACGCGGGTTCTGCCCGACGTGCGCCAGTGGGACGAGAGCGTTGTCGAACCACAGGAGACACCACCCATCACCCGTAAGAATGGAAGGAAGGCAACAACATGAATCCCGAACGGATGCACAAGGTCGCTGATGCGATCGAACAAGCAGGCAGGTTCAAGTACGACGCTTGGGCCTGCGCAGACGCCATCCTCGATGAGGACGGCGAACCCGCCCTCGGCGTCTCCACAACCAGGGAGTTGATTGGCGCTGGCACACTTCGCCATTGCGGTACGACCGGCTGCATCGCCGGTTGGGCAGCAACGCTGGCGATCGAGGAAGGGCTGGCACCGATCAACAACGTGATGATCAGTTCACTGGCTCAGGACTACCTCGAACTCACTTCCGGCGAGGCGCACGACCTGTTCCTCGGCGGGGCGATGAAGACGGCCGGGTTCTACCCCAGCAGCGGTGAAGCCCTCGACAACGCAACCGCCGTGGAAGCAGCCAAGGTGCTGCGGATGGTGGCAGATGGCGAGGTCGAACTGTGAGCGCCGACGTGCAAGGAAGCATCACCGTCCCCCGTCAACCCGTCCACCAAGGACCCGACCCGCTTGTCACCGTCGTCGCCGGATATGTCATCGGCAGCTTGCTCCACGGCGGGCTCGACCTGTCGTTGATCAACGTCGATGCATCGACCAACGACAACCGAGCGACCTTCACCGTGGAAGGCAAGCACAACCGCAAGCGATTGCAGATCAGTGTGCGTGAGATTCACGACACGCCGTGAGCGACGACGCCAAACGGTGGCGAACGTTGACATCCGTGGTGCTGTGCGAGTACCACGGCGAAGTTCATCCTCGGCAAATCGACTATTACGAATGCCACGATGACGAATGCAACCCGGCCAACTGGCGCAACGTTGCCGCTCTAGGAACGGCATCAGAAATCGACGGCTACTGACCGTCGCTACTCAGAACCCCCGTCGCCTTCGGGCGGCGGGGGTTCTTTCGCGCCCCGATTCCGCCTCCACGGTTGCACATAGCCGAATACGACTCTCATCACACGGATCGTGGCAATCGTCCCCAACGCCGCACCGAGCACGAACGCGCCAGCGACGGTGAGATTCTCCCAATCGGTGGCGAACACTCACACTCGGCGACCCAACGCCTCGATCACATTGCCGCCCACGGTGTGGACGTTGTTCCAACTCGTAACGCGCTCGCCCTGAGTGTTGACGAGGCGGAAGCAGTCGTCGCCAGCGAGCAGCACCTTGACGTTGAAGTCATCCTCACTCGGGTTGTACCGAGTCATCCCATCACCGATCCAGGCGGTGCCGTTCTCGTCGATTGCTACGACCATGCTCTTGTCATCCTCTCCAATGGGTGGTGCAGGTGGGCCAGGTTCCGGCGTCGGACCCGGCATTGGGGGTGGCTCAACTCCCACCCGCCTCGCCGCTTCGTCTTGCAAATCGGGACGGCTCCACGATCCGCTGCTGTTGATCGACCGGGGGTGCCACGGCCCCTGTACGGCAGCGGCCGTGGCTGGGTCGATCTTACGATCCGGGGCATACTCCTGGTGTGAACAGACATCGTACGGCGACAGCCCGAGGCGACCGGTGAGCATGTTGACCAACGTGAACATGGCGTCGATCTGAACCTGCGGCCACGTCTCGCCGATGCCGTTGTTCGCCATCTCGACACCGACCGCGTACGAGTTCATCGAATCGGCTGGCACAGTGCCCTTCTCGAACGCCATCGCCTTGCCCTTGCCGTTCGTGTTTGTGGCCCCGCCTGCGCACACCCACACCGTGCCCGACTGATCGAGCAGGATGTTGGCGAGTGGCGCGTCCGGTGAGTTGTGGGTGATGTAGTTGGCGTCGTTCTCGGCGGTCGTGTCGCTCGCCGTGTGATGCACCATTACTGCCCACGGCCGTCCCGGCTCGTAGCCGCCCGACGACCGGGCCCGATGCTCCCAGCCGTCCATCTCCCGAACGTTGAGGCCAGCAGCACGGCACCAGTCGGCAAGCTGAGAGAGATACACCGTCCCCATCAGGCGTGCCTCGCCCTCTCACGCAGCGTTGGCAGGTCTTCGGCCAACTGATCGACGCGCAGCCGCTCACGATCACTCAACTGGTGATAGAGGCGGTTGTATTGAGCGAGACGTAGCTCGATGACGCCAATCAGCAGTTCGACCGACTCGCGACTGGTCGACTTGTCGAGCGCATCGAGCCGACGCAACAGGTTGCGCGCCATGTCGATCGCGTCGTCGTCAGCGTCCCACGCATCCTCGGGTTCGTAGTCGGCGAAGTCGCTCACTTGACCTGCTTTCCTGCTCGCTTCTGGCTCATCCGAATCGCCGTCGCCTGCTTCTCGGCGGCAGCCTTGGACTTGTAGGTCTTGCCAACGGTGCCGTATTTGTAGCCGCCCTTGGTCTTGTGGACTGGCATCTCAGCCTCCCATCGCTTGTAGGGCCTTCATCCGATCTTGCTGCTCGAAGTACCGACGAGCAGCCTCGCCCTCCATTTGATTCTGACTGATCGTACGACCTGGGGCACCGAGCCCGAAACGAAGCCACGATTCGAGCAGACGATCCGGGTCGCTCGTCGAACCACCTGCGATGCCGGGGAACAGGCGCATCTGACGATCGAGCAACGGGTTCAGCGAGCGCAGCGCGTTGACCGCCGAATCCTTCGTGTACCAGTCGCCGGTCGCCGGGTCGCGCTTGCCGCCACCGAGGATCGACATCAGCATCGCCGGGATCGTCATCGCTGCGTTGGCCTTGGTGACATCGGTTTCGCTGTACTGGCGACCGGTGAAGAAGTCCTGGTTCGTGAGGAACTCGGCAGGGGCGGTGAACGCCGGGTTGAAGTCCGACAGGATTTGCGCCGGGTTCTCACCGCCGACCGCCCCGGCGATGCGGTTCAGGTCGTCCCGAAGACGCAGGTGCGGCAGATCGGGTGTGGCCGCGATCGGCATCCCCGCCGGGGGCCCGATGATCGGCACCTTCGACAGCCATTCCGGTGTGCGCAACCCGGTGTCGAAGCCACCGGACTGTTCGAGGTATTCGGGGAAGAACTCGGGCGGCTGCTGGGCGAAGTTGCGAGCGAATGACTGGAAGTGGAGGTACGTCTTGGGCTTGCTCCACATCTGCGTGAACTGCAGCGGCACGTTGCGGCTCATGAACGTCCAGAACGGGATCAGCCGCTTCATCTGCTCATCGAACTTGGAGACCTGGCTGTAGTCAAAGTGGATGCGCGTGATCCGGTTCATGGCATCGTTCATCGACCCGCCATAGCGCGTCGTGTTCAACGCCAGCGCGAGACGCGCCGGGCCTTCCACCCAATCCTGGCCGGTGCGCTGCGACAGTCGCGTCGCCCAGTTGTTGAACGCCCGCTCGGAGCGACGTGCCGCACCAGCGGCCTGCGACACGCCGGTCTCAGTGAACTGCGATGCACCTGACGCGAACGTCGCCCGGAACGCGTCCTGAATCTTCGGCGGTCGACGCTTCAGCCATTCCAGCGGATCGGCGGCGTTGGCATAGTTGCGCCACAGTCGCAGCGCCGCCAACTGCTCGCTGTTGGTGACGCCTTCCGATGCGTTCATGAAGAACGCCGACAGTGCGTTACGGACATGGAAGCCGGGCGACATCGTGGCGTAGGTCTTGAAGAAGTTGGTGTAGCTCGTCAACATCCGACCGAACAGCTTGTTGTCCAACTGCTCGGCGACATTGAAGTAGAGATGCTTCAGGTCTTTGGCGATGACGTAGTCGGACTTGTCCCAGACGCGCTCCCAATCGGACTTCAGCATCGACTTCAGGACCGGCGACAGCTTGCCCCGGTTCGCATCCTTGATGATCCGATCCAACTGGTAGGCAGGCAGGTCGTATTCGAGGGTCAGCCTCGTCAGCGCTTCCTCATTGCCGTGCAGCACCGCCTCCATGCGGTTCATGTGGAAGTCCTGACCCGCCGGGTTGGCCTGGATCACCTGATCTATTTCCCTGACGACACGATGCAGCGGCTGCGCCTCGTAGGCAGGCATCTCGCCTTTGGCGACACGTTCCAGATCGGCCCCCGTAGGACGACCACCCTTGGCGGTGTCCTGCACGATCGGCAATGCGTGCTCGGGCTTACTCAGCGGCTCCATCTTCTTCTTGATGTCGTCGTGACGCATCCGCGCCGCTTCGCTGTTCGCCACCGCCGTCTCGTACGTCTGCTGGAATCCACCCGAGGCATCGTCGAGTTCTTTGGCGACGCCCTCCAACGCCTTCTTGTCTTCCGTCAGCGCGGTGCGTGCCGCCATGCCGCCAGCGACCTCTGATGCCAACTCTCGTTCGCCGCGCTCGGCAATCTCGCCTGACTTCTTCCACGCCGCGCCGAGCGCAGGACGCAACAGGTCTTCTTCGTGTTCGGCTTGCACGATCTGAGGGATCAGGTCTGCCGCCAGCGACTGTTCCTTGCGTTCGAGTTCTGCAGCCTTGGCGAACATCCTCGCCTGTTCCTTCTCGACCTGCGGGAAGAACGGGACGCGCCCTATGTCTTCGGTTTCCTTGGCGCGCGACGCCAGTGTCGCCTCCAACCGCCGCTTCGTCCCTTCTGCCTTCGATACTTTCTCGACAACATCGGGATGCTTGCCGATCCAGTCGGTCGCAGCCCGGAACTCGGCGAGTGAGGTCTCAGGAATCTGGACCGGTGGCGGCGGCACCAACTCGGCGACCTTGTCCTTGGCTTGTTGCAACGACGGCGCGGTCAGCTTCTTCGCTTCGGCTGCGGCCTCGACGACCGGAGCAGCAGGCGGCGTCTCGACACCCTTGGCGGCAGCAAGTAGCGCCGCCATCTCATCCGCGGTCGGCATTGTGCCCGGCGGCTTCGGCAGCGGCTCGGGCTTCACCTGCGACAACGCCGGGCGCGCTTCCTCGACGACCTTCGGCGGGATTTCCAACACCGGCTTCGGCGCGCCCGCTGCGTTGCGCCGACGAGTCACCATCGCCTTGACAGTGGCCTGGCGCTTCTTGACGGCGCGCTCGGCGGCCTCTCGTCCACCGCCCACGACAGTCATCACCTTGCCGTCCCAATCGACAATCTCGAAGGCGTCCTTGCCGAACTTGTCAGCGTCGGCGGGGCGGGCATGGACCTTGCGGTACGACCCGGCGTTCAGTTCAGGCCCGGCCGTCAGCGCTTCGTCGGTGAGTTCGTCGGTGATTTCCGCAGCCCCGGTCGGGGCTGGCTCGGGGACAGCAGGCTTGAACGGATCATTCGGGTCTCGCGGGGTGGGGGTCGCTTCCTTCATCACGCCGCCCTCGGGGAACGACGTGCTGCCAGTGGTCTTGGAACGAATCTTCGCGACGGCTTCCTGAACGCTGGCAGCGTCAGCTTCGAGAAGTTCGAACTTGCCGCCCTTCAACTCGACTCGGGCTGCGAACTCGCGGCCGCGTTGGGTCAGCTTCCACGCCGTGGAGTTGCCCTTGTTCTTGACGCCGGGCACCTTCTCGGTCGTCTTCTCGATCAGCCCCAACCGCTCCAACCGCTTCGTTGCAGTCTCGGACGGCACCATGTGCCGCACCCGGTTGCGCTGGAACTCCCACAGTTCGCCGTATTCGATATGGCCGAGTTGCACCGGGCGCTGCAGCGACGTGGCGGGATTGACCCAGCCACCCTTGCGCGGGATGAGACCCGGAATCTGTGCCGCAGGCGAGTTCGGATCGGTCTTCAGCGGATCGAACTTGGCGGGCCCCGGCGCTGCTGCTGGTGCGGCCTCGACGACTTCCTCGACGACCGGGGCTTCCGGCGCAGCGCCCGCACCGAGCACGTCAGCTTCCTTCTCGACGAAGTCACGCGCCTGCACCATCGACGGATGGGCGCTGACCCGACCCTTCGGATCGGTGACGTGGTACATCGTCTGCTGGCCTTCGGCGCGGACCTTGTCGACCTTGTAGCCGCCGAACGTGTAATGACCGGGCCCGGTCGTTTCCCAATCGACTGTCGGGGCTGCCTCGGCGACCGGTGCAGGCGGCACCGCTTCCTCGGGAACGGCGGCGGGCGCGGCAGGTAATGCTTCTTCAGGAACAGCGGCAGACACTTCCTCGGCCGCTCCCGGCGGAGGCATGTCAACCGCTGTCCCCGGTTGGGGCGCTGCGAGGGTTCCGGCCTTCGCGGCAGCAGCCTCGTCCGGGTTCAGAATCTCCCAGACCGTCCGATCCCCACGACTACGTCCGGCCTCGACCTTACGGATCATCCAGCCTTCGTATTCGAAGGTACCGGGCCCGGTGCGTTCCCACGGAACTTCACCCACTTTGCCGCCGTGGAGGCGCAGGAAGTTCAGGTTCTCGGAAGCGGTGACGAACTCATCGACCTGAGCCTTCAGTCGCTTGTACTTGGAGACCTCGGGATCGGCCTTCAGTTGCTGACCCTTCGGGTCCAACCCCTTCATCGTCCTGTTGTATTCGGCCTGTTCCTGCTCCGTGAACTTCTGGGTACGCGGCTCGGCGTCCAACCCCAACGACTTCATCGCGTGGTCGTACTCGGCCTGCTCCTTCGGCGTGAACTGTGGAGGCGGGGCAGGCGGTCGTGTCGCCCGTTCGAACTCGCCGATGTCGGCGCGAATGAAATCCTCCATGTCGCGCCTGGCTTCCATCATCTGATTCTCTGCCCACTTGACGTCGATCTGGCCGGGGCCCGGCGCGTCCTTCGGGAACCCTGGAAACTCCGGTGCCTCGATCGGAATGCCGAACTCGTCTTTGGCACGACCGAGCGTGGTCGGCTTTGTGGTTGGTTCACGCGGGATCGTCGGCTCGACGCGGGTTGGTGCTTCCTGCACTGGTCCGGTGCCACGGCGCACGGCACGCGGCTTGTCACCAACGTCGTAGAAGACATCAGTACCGGAGTACTTCATGATGTCTGCTTCTTGCTTGTCGTACGCCTCGACCGTGTCACGAGCCTTCGTCAGCGGATGTTCCTTGATGTGCAGATCGAGGTTGCGTCGCCGGTTGATCAGGTTGTTGGTATGAAGCAGCCACTGCTGGATTTCGTGATCGAGGTTGTCGATCAGGTCGTTCAACTCGTTCCGCCGCAGCGCATCGACCGCGTCTTCGCCCTTCTGATTCAGTTCGTTCACCGCTTCGGCGCGTAGCGACTTCAGTTCGTCTTGCTTGGTGCCACCGGCCACGATGTCGCGTCCGATGACTTGCTTCTCGTTATACATGTCGAGGTACTCATCGGCCTCGCTCTTGATCCGCTCCAACGTCGGACCCTGGAACTGTTCGGGTGGCGGGCTGAGCAGTCGCCCCTTCTCATCGACCACCGAGATGTGCGGCAGGTCGTAGGGCCCAGCACCGCCGCGCTTCGACCGTTCGATGCGCGCCAACGCCTCCAAGTATTCATCACGCTCGATGTACTTCTTGCCCGATCGCAGCTTCCTCTTGTACGTCTCGCGTGCCATGTCGAGATGCTTGCGATACATCCGCAGCGTGTTCTCGTACTTCACCGTCAACGCATTGGCGCGAGCCCTGGCACGACGGGTCGGCAGCGTCTTGGCCTTCTCCTTGACCGCCTTCGACAGTGGCTCGCCGGTCGCCTCCAACGCATTCTTCAGGTCTTCTTCCAACTGCGCCCGTCGCTGGAACGCGGCGTCGTAGGCATCACGCAACGGACCGAACATCGCACGCTGCTCGGCAGCGGTGCGCTTGGCGAGACCGAACTGCGAGAACCGCAGCTTGCGTCTGATGGCACGAATCTCAGCGTCGGTGGCTCTGATCGCCCTCTGGATTTGGGCACGATCTTCGGCGGTCGACGTGAGGTTGCGTAACGCCTCGGAGGCGATCGCCTTCTCCCGAGTCTGACGCTGACGCAACTCGTCCTTCTCGCGCGTGAGCGGTTCCCACGTCTCGTTGGCGGTGCGTTCCAAATCCTTGGCAATGTTCTCGCGCTCACCCTGCGCGCCCTCCTGAAACTCCTTCAAGATTTCGCGCTGGACGTTGTTCTTCTTGCGACCGATGCGCCGGTTGCGTGCCGTCGTCCTCGGCTCGTCGTCGATGTACTTGAAGTACTCGGTCTCAGGCGGTGCAGGCTCCGGGTTCTTGACGTACATCTGGCGCACGACGCCGTTCTCGTCAGGTGCCAGGTCGACCTTCACGAACGGCTGGTAGCCGCCAGGCAACTGTCCCGGCTTCTCGAAGCCGGGCAGCCCACGCTTGTATCCCCGAACCGTCGCCGACCGTTTGGCAACGTCGTACTTCGTCGTCTGCACGTAGCGCCGCCAGGCAGCGACCGGGTCCTGTTCGTAGAGGTTGCCTTCGAAGCCGTGCTTGCGCAGGTAGCCGCCCAGCTTGTCTTCGAGTTCGGCCATCGTGCCGGTGAGGATTTCGATCTGATCCTCTTGGTTCTTGCCGAACTTCAACACCAACGGCTTGACGCTGCCGTCCGGGTTCTTGCCGGGCACCAATGAGCGCCGCAGCATGAAGCCGCCTTCTTCGAGCAGGTCTTTGTTCTCGATGCCGACGACCTTGCGGAACGTGTCGACCGCCGGGTTCTCACCCTTCTTCAGCGAGTTCATCCACCGGAACGCATCGCGGGCCATGACACGCGGGACGACGTAGCCCTCCAACTCAGGGATGTCGACATCGAGTTCCTTGGCGGTGGCGCGCATCCGTTCAGCCATCGGTGTCAGCGCGTTGACCTCGCCCGCCCCTTCGGCGGCACGCTGCATCGCGGCACGCTGCTCCAACGGAACGTCTTCGAGTTCCTGGGCGAGGTTGTCGACATAGCGGGCACCGACCGAACCGAACGTGCCGCGTGCCTCACGCGCCATCGCGTTGTAGTCGAGTGCCGCCAGCGCCTGGTCGACCGGCATCGCTCCGCGCCCACTGACGAGACGATCCATCGGGGCCCTCAGCGATTGACCGATTGCGCCCTGCGGCACCGACAGCGCCCGCGCTGCACGTCCGACCGGGCTGGCGCTGACGCCTGCCTTGACCGGGCCCAGCGCACGCGAAATGCCATAGCTGAGATTCTCGGTGCCGGGGATGATCGGTCCCTTGTGACCGAGCCGGATGGCGTGCTGCAGCGTCGGGTCCATCGCCGCCAACTGTTCGCGGTTGGCTATGTTGACACCCTGGCGCATGATCTTCTCGCGGGCCTCGTCGCCGCCGAGACGAGCGGCCTGGCGGGCCTGCTGTTCGATCGTCGACTCCAAGGTCTCGCGGGCCCCGCCTTCGACGAGTTCCCGCATCGCCTTCGAACGCGCCAACGATGCAGCGGCTTCGCTCTGCGCCTTGCCCAACTGCGTGACGTAGTTGGCGCGGGCAGCCTTGCCCGCGACGCCCCCGGTGCCGCCGATCAGATACGTGAACGGGTCGGTGGCGACATCGCCTGCGAAGCCGACAGCACGCTTCACCCAGGGGTTCCAGTCGCTGCCTTCGGCCCCCATGATCGGCTCCACGAGCGTCTCGCCGAAACCCTTGTGCTCCTTGATGTTGGTGCCGATATCACTCCACGAGAAATCGGTGTCGAGCGTCGGATACTTCTCGGCATCGGGCATCCGCTGGATCAGTTCGGCGACGCCTTCGGTGAGCGCCGCGTTGACTACCGCTCGCGGATAGTCCATGACGGTGAGCGCGCCCATCCCGGCCTTGCCAGCTTTGCCGATCAGCCAGCCAAGGCCACCCAGATTGCTGCCACCGGTTTGGGGCTGGGCGCGCTCAGCGCCTGCCTGTGCCATCAAGTTCGGTGACGCCATGATCCGCTGCGCCAACGACGCGTTCGGTGTCGGCGTCGCCAACGGCTGCCGACGAGGGGCAGGCATCACAGGCCGGTTGACTTGCGGCAGTACCGTGACGCCGCGTCCCTGCTGGCGGTTGTATCGCTGGAGTGTGGCCTGTGCGAGCGGGGAGGCCACGACCTACCGTCCCGGCGGTCGCGGATACTGCCAGGGCATCCCTGGCTGTCCGGTTGCGCCGGACGCGTAGAACGGTTGCATCCGCTGTTGGAACACGTCGCTGATCGGCGTGCGCCCCGACTTCGCCAACGCCAACTGCGGTACCAGTGCCAGCATCAGGTTCATGTTGGCACGCCCGAGGTCTTCACGTCGCCGGACGATGTCTTTGCCCCGGCTCTTGGCGGTGCCGGTCAACGGCTTCGGGTTGTTCTCCGGGCCCGGACGGCGGCTGCCTCCCGCCGCTTGACGGAACATGTTGGTGAGTCCACGCATCTGGCCTTGGATCAGGTTCTCACCCTGTTGCGGCTCGCTGTACGTCGACAACCGTGGGGCGGTTGGACGCCCCAACGAGCGCTCCACCTGCGCCGGGGAACCAGTCGGCCCGCCGGACTGGAAGCCCATCCCGGTCGACGCCGCGAGCATGTCGACATCCGAGTCCGACGTGTAGATCGGGTTGCCCATCATGTCGATCCCCCGCTGCCGGGGGATGCCGCCCATCTGACCGGTGGCGCGTGGCCCTTCTTCCAGAATCTGATTGAGCAGCGCTCGCTGGCCCGCCATAGCGTCTTTGTTGGGCGCGTCGCCGCGACCGCTGGCGGCACTGATGTTGGACATGTACTCGCGCAACCCGGTCGCAGCCGCAGCCCCGGTCGGGGCTAGGCGTTCGCCGTACGCCTGCATCTCCCCGGCATAGCGTTCCTTCTGGCGAGCGTCCTGGTCGAGGTTGCGCTTGCGGTTCGCCGACTCGGTGAGGAACCCGGTGTACGCCTTCTTGGCATCCTTCAAGCGTCCCTCCGACGCCGAGATGCGATCGAGCAGCGTCATCGCTTCGCCGGGGTTCTGCTTGGCGAAGAAGTCCGCGCCGTAGGTGTCGCGGGGATCGGGGATGCCGGTCTTCTGCAGGAACTCCTGCAATGCCGAAGGCTTCTTCGATGTGGTGTAGGCCCGGCCTTCCTCGTCGTATTCGATGCCGGGCTGGGCGAGCATCGCTTGCTCGGCGATGTACGGATTGGCAATGTCATTGGCGGTCTTGTAGAGCGCGCCCCAATCCGGGCCTTCCTCCTGGCCGAACCCGCCGGGCTTCTGGATCATCGTCGTCGGCAGTTGACCACGCAGGTTGTCGGCTTCTTCCTGGCTCATCCCGCCCACGACCTGATCTGGATGTTCGATCGCAGCACGCACCGCCGAGGCAGCCGCCATCGGCGACATGCCGGTCAGCACCATCTCCGCGATCTGTCCTTCGATGCCACCCATCTGCGCTTTGATCGCCAGTTCCGCTTGCGCCTTCAACTCCATCGGCTTGCGCTCGGTGATGTCATCGAACGCTTCCGGCGTCGTCGCCCCGAGCCCCGACAGCAACGTCCAGATCGGATCGTCGAAGCTGCCGTAGACATCCTGCTGGGCGTTGCGAATCTTGCCCTGGTAGTCGATGTCGTACGGCTCCAACTTGCCTTTCGACGTGAGCGACGGCTGCAGCAGCGACATCACCTGCTGATACAGCAACGGGTCCATCTCTGGCTGCATCCCCATCGGGCCCAGCGGCATGTACGGCGACGGCATCCCCGGAGCGGGCATGTAACCCGACTCCGGGTAGCCGCCTGCTCCAGGCATCATGAACTGCTGCATCGCCCAGATGCCGGGATCGGTCTGGGGGTAGTAGTCGTCGTAGTACTCGTCGTTGCTCATGCGACCGGGCTCCATCCTGCGGGCGGCAATGCGACACCGGGGGCGCGCATCCCGACCAACTCCATCAGCTTGGCGATGGCGTCCTGCGTGAACTGGTTGCGGGTACCGACGTTGGTGTCACCGACCGTGTTCTGGCGCGTCCAGTTCTGCATCGCCTCCTGCTGTTGCTCTTGCAGCAACGCGTCCTGCAGCCGCTGATCGAAAGCCGTCTTGCCTTTCGCTTCGGCCATGTTGACGCCGAGGTTCAACATGTTGCCTTCCAGCCCGAGGTTCTGCTCGAACGTCGTGCGGTCGCCCATCAGCGCCCGCATGTTGCCCGCCTGACGGGCCTGGTCGGTACCGGCCAGCATCGCCAAGGTGTTCGCCATTGCCCGGTCGGCGTTGATGTTCTCGTACTGCGTCTGACCAACCTGGGACGGGTTGACGCGGTTGGCCTCCATCATCCGCTGCATCGCCATCTGCAGGTCGGGATTGTTGGTCTGTAGCCCACCCTCATAGGGGTTGCGGTAGTTCTGCAGTTCCGTCTGGGCAGCGTCGAACGCCGTATTACCGCGTCCACGAATACCTTCGATCCCAGTGGCGACGCCCTGGCGAGCGACGCCGTACTGCGTGGGGTCCCATTTCATGTACTTGCTCGGGTCAGGCAGGTCGAGCGGATTGAACGCGATGTCCTGCGGCTTGCCTTGACCGATCAGCCCTCGCAGATAGTCGAACGTCTCCTGGTCGAGTCCGGCTGGCCCTCCGCCGCCTCCGCCTCCACCGCCGCCCCCGCCGCCACCGCCACCGCTACTGCCACCACCCATGAACGGCAGCGGCGTGCCGTACGGCTGCATCCCTGCCGCCTGGTCGTAGGGGACACCGGCCTGATGGAAATCGAACTGCACCTTTGCCTTCTGGGCGGGTGTCATGGCGTCGTAGTTCGGTACCTGATCGGCCCACCAGTGCGTCCCCTGATTGAGGTTCATGTATCCCGGTTGACCGCTGGCCTGATACGTCGTGGTGTTGCGGTTGGGGCCGGTCAGCGCCGGACGCGCCACGCCACCGAGCGTCGCGTTCGCTGCTCGTGTCGGCGCGCCGCCCGAGTAATAGGCGGGCATCCCATTGGGCGCGTAGTTGCGCTGCGTGGCCTTCTTGTTGGCAGCGATCGCAGCAGCGCGCTTGGCCGCTGCGGCGGCTGCGAGATTCTTGGGAATGGTGACGCCGAACGCCATCAGATACCTCCTACGAGATTGCGCAAGTACTCCAACGCCTGAGCGTCGTTGGCGATCGCTTGCGCCTTCTCTGCTTCGATGTCAGCCAATGATTGCTGACGGAACGCAGCCAGTCGTTGATCGTTCAGATCGAACTGCTGCTGATCCTGGGTGATGTCCTGCTGGGCCCGCCCGTACTGCTGGGCATAGTCACCGAGGTAGTTGGTCATCGCCTGATGCTGGACGCCGCTGCGAGCGCCGCCGCCACTGAGCCCGCGCTGACCGAACTGCGATTTGTACGGGGCGTAGCTGCGCTGGAAGTTCTGGGTCATGTCGCCGAGTTGGCGCGAGCCTCGCTGCTGCCCGAGGAAACGACCGTAGGCATTGGTCGCCGCCTGATTGCCGTAGTCGTATTCGATGCCGGTCTTCTGGCGTTCGTATTGCCCGACGTTGTACGGCGAGAAGGTTGCCATCAGCCGATCCTGATGATGAAGTTGACGACGACATAGGGAGGCAGGTTGGCGTCGGTGGCAGAGACCGCCCCGTTGGCGTCGCTGGTGTTGGGTGTCCCGGTCCCTCCGGTGTTCTGAGCAGCGGTCATCCCTGACGTAGCGCCGTCACCATCAGTGCTGGTCGCCTGCCCGATGCCGTCGTGGTTGAAGTTGGAGTAATTATTTCCCCCACTGATACCGGACGAGGCATAGTCGGGTCCACCTGGCGGGTCGCCGGTCCAGATCGCCGTCTCGCGTATCGTGAACGACAGCGGAATCGTCATCGCGGGCTTCCACACCGCGTTGGTCTCCTTGAACACTCCATTCTCCCCACCGTCGTTAGCGGCGCTGAGGTTGTAGCCCTTGCGGAACGGAACGGTATGGGTGTGGGCTATGTGGTGTTGGTGGGCGGCAATGCCGTGGGCGTGACTGCCACGATTATGAGCGTGATCGGCCATGGCGTGAACGTGCGGCATCGGATGCGTGTGATTAGGGATGATCAAGCTGCGGTTGCCACCGGGAGCATTGAGCGTGCCGAAGCGAGCGTCACCGACCTGGCGTCCGACCGGCATTCGCCCGCTCAGGTTGGGCAGGTTGAAAGTACCGTCGGACCCGCCGTAGGCGTAGCTGATAGCTGCAAACAGCGCCGCGTACAGCGGGTCCGTGGTCGATTTCGGTGAACCGTCGCACAGCGCCCATCCGGCCGGTGCTGCTGCCCCGGCGTACTGCCAGATGACTCCGACCGGTATCCCAACAGTGTCGAGATATTGCTTCGAGATGGCGTGCGTCGGCAGCGACGGCGGGGCACCGAGCAGATTGAGTGGAGCCTCCATCGCCACCGAACCGTCGCGGTGGATCAGGTCAGTGGCGACGTAATCCTCGATCGTCTGGAAGTCCCAGTCGATGTCGATGGCCGAGGCTGGCATGTTGTTGAGGATTGGCCGCAGTGGCGGCATTGCTGTCATGTCGGCCCCTATGTCGTCAGTTCACGCGTGTTGACTTTGAGCACGATGGCGTCGATGCCCCAGGCAAGCGCCAGCGTGTGATCGTTGGGAGCGAACTCCAACTGCACAGCACGCGCCCATCCCAACGATGTGCCGCGCGTGGCCGGATTGGCAACCCTTGGTCGCACCAACACGTCGCCAGCCCGGTCGGTGACGCCTGCTCCGAATATCGGCACCGGTCGCTCTGGGTGCGCTCCGTCCGGGTCGCCGTCGCCCCAATCGAACCCGTTGCCGAGCGGATCACTGAAGCCACCCGCGCGCCAGAACAATCCGCCCCCAGCTTCGATCATGAAGGCGTGCGAACGGCGCTCGTCGTTCGGGTTGTAGTTCCAGAACGTCGAGACCTTGATGGCCACGGTCGATGGCGGGACACGCGCAATCAGGCGCGGGCGCAGAAACGACTTCTGGCGCTCGGGCCAGCCTGCGTCCTGCCAACTGGTGCGGTATCGACAATGAAACCCGACCGCTGGTTGTCCCTGCACGAGCATGTCGCCTGCGATATCAGGATGGCGTTCGACGGCGAGCACACCGGCCACGCCGGTACAACCACACGTCACGACAAGCGGGTATTCGGCAGTGATGTCGGAGTACTCGACGGTGCAGGCGATCGTGCCGAGCGGTGGCTTGTGACGTACCCACGACCCATTGTTCTCCGGGTCGTAGACGAGCACCGATCCGTGCGAGCCGTCCTGCAGCGCCTCCCATTCCCACGGCACCGAGCACCACAGACGGCGCGCCATCCACGACAGCCAGATGTCAGTGGTATTAGCAAGGTTGTCGAACGGCCAGCGTTGGTTGCGTGAGATTTCCTGGGGCGTCTGACCACTGTAGACGTAGACGCCGTTGCGACCAGTCGCCGAGTAGAAGTAGACGGCGTCCTCGGAGCGGGTCACGCATGTCGGGCTCGGAGTACCGACCGACGCTGACACTTTGCGGCGCTGCCAGGACGACAGTTCATAGCCGTAGAGGGCATGGACCGAGTCGGTCTTGAAGATCAGCAGGTGATCGTCGAAGGATCGGATGGCGGTGATCTGACCGCCGCCTTCTTCGATGTCGATGTAGTCGTTGAGCGCCCAATCCTCGGGCTCGTCAGGATGCGACCAACGAATCCGATTCGGGTAAACGACGCTGTCTTCGCGGGTATTGGCGGCGAACAGGTAGCCGCCGTGCGGTTCGAGATGTTCGGCGGCTGGCATCGTGCCGCGCACCGGGATCGTGTAGTTGTTGTTCCAGTTGGCCGCTGCCGACACAGTCAGCGCGGCACCTTTGTTCCCGGCTGCGGGCAGGTTGGTCACTTTCCACGACGGATTGGACTTACCGCAGGCGATGTAGACCGTATTGCCCCATGCGGCCGGGTCAGCGAGATGAGGCACCGCTCCACACACCAACCCGAGGTCAGTGAACGCTGTGTTCGGGCCCGCCGCCCAAACCTTGGTGCCATTGGCGATGAACACCGCGAACGTGCCGTTCGAATATGGATGCAACTGGGCATTGCGAGGACGCCAGTTGTCGACCGGAGTGGCGACGATATCGGACGGGTTCCAGCGCGCCCAGCCGGGACGGGTGTAGAAGCCACCATAGGGATCGACTTCCATGTTCAGCATCCCCGGCGATTCGTTGGGAGCCAACTGGAAGTCGGAGCGCGTGGTATTGACGCCGCCTGTGAAATCGGTCAGGTTGATCGTTTCCAGGCGGCGACTCACGGCACGGTCTCGACCGGCGGGGCTATGAACGTCCACGCGTTGGACGGGGGACAGGCGTAACCGACAGCGCCCGCCATCACCAACGGACGCTGATGAACCGGGTCCATGATCGCCTGCCGCGCAATCTCGACATCGGCCAGCCAGCGCGCCATGTACGACTGTTCCAGCTGTTCGTCTTCCTGCTGGGCATAGGCGAGCGCCACCGCGTAATGGGTGAGCGGCAAGTGCAGTCGTGGGTCGCAGTCCGGTGATCCTTCCGGCGTCAACCACACCAGCGGCGTGCGATAGCCACGCAGTCTGTACGTGCGTTCTTCGACATGAGTGCCTTGCGGCCAGAGATAAATCTTGTCGCCCCAAACCGAGTACAGCCCTGCCGTCGTCATTCCACCGTTACCACCGACGAAACGATCTTCGGCCCAGACCTGGGGAACCATCCCGAGTCGCGCTCCGCTGGCGGCATCGGTCAGCGCCATGATCCCAGGCTCTGCCACGTCGCCCGCCAAGGTCAGTGTGTTCTCGCCGGGGGCGAGTACGAGTTCCCACGTCTGGGCGTAGAACGGCCAACGTGTCTCGGCATTGACCGTGCGCTCGAAGCCCTGCTGCAGATACACGTCGATTGTGGCGTCCGGCAGATCGGCGGCGTCGGTCTGCGTCTGGGTGCGGACGATCGAGCGGAGTTCGATGAGCGTCGTCACCCGAACAGGTCTTCCGCTGTCACCGCAGTCTCGGGCTCAGGCTTTGACTTCGGTTTGGCCTTCGGCTTCGACTTCTCGCCGGTCGGCGACTCGTAGGCATTGCCGACCGCCTGATACCGCGACGCAGGAGCCACGTTGCGGCCACCGGAAGCGTTGATGTGTGTCTTGTCGGTGGCGCGTGTGCCGTAGTACTCGCCGATCGTCTTCGCCGATTCCTTGGTGGCATTGACGGGACGACCATATGGATTATTCGGCTTTGGCATAGCCCCATCCTCTCATGGAGCCAGCCCCGGCCCCGCGGGAGCGGAGGCCGGGGCTGACAGGATCAGGGTGCCTTGGCGATGCCGGTCAGCTTGAAGTGCTTTGAGCGGTTGCGCACCGTGAGGTTGCCGTAGGTGGTGATGAACGACACGCGGGCATCGAGCGCCTCAGCCGTCGTGACACCCACGGCACCACCAGCAGTTTGGTTGCCGGTCGCGGGGGCGCTGACCGAACCGGACAGACCGGCGCTGAACGGCGACTGCTTGAAGTTACGGTCCTTGTGGATCGCCAGGCCGAGGTACTCGGAGTTGATCCCGTACATCGTGCCCGCCGGGCACTCGGCGTCCCACATGATCGGGACGTTCTCGAACAACAGGTTGCGGAACCCGAGGTTCGCCTTGTCGGTGTCGGTGTAGCGCACCTGCGGGGTGAGCGTCGACTCGTAGAAGGCGTACGTCGCCGGGTCGGTGATGATGATGTCGACCTGATCGCTGCCGTTGTCCGACGTGGTCATCACGGCGGTACGGATCGCCGTTTCGAGCCCGGCTGCGTCGACTGCGCCGACCGCCGCCTCGTACGACTTCCACCATGTGTCGACGGCCGGGTCGATGCCGCCGACCGGCGTGACCGAGTCGATCACGGCGTCGAGCGAAAGCCAGTCGTTGGCAGGCACGGCCGAGATGTAGGTGCCGTACAGCATCTTCGCCATCTTCTTGCGCATCGTCATCTCGGACTGCTTGATCTTGGTTTCGAGCAGGTTGATGCGCTGCTCGCGCCCGGAGTTCTGGGCCTCGTCGAGACCGGAGATGATGATGGTCGAGAACCACTGCTTCCAGGGGAAGCGAGCCGCGGTCAGCGAGTCGGTCGGCTTGACTTTGAGCACATCCCATTCGCCGTAGGTGTCGGCCTGACCCTCGGCATACAGGAGCGGCTCGATGATTTCATAGCCACCGTCCTTGATTTGGACACGCCCACCGGAGAGCAGATGCTCCAACAGCGGATTCTTCTTGAAGATGTTGTCGGTGTAGGTGCCACGCACGTTGTGCATGGTGCTAGTCAGCATTTCGTCCCAAGTGCTTGGAACGTGGGTGGTTGCCATTCGGATAGCCCCTTGTCGGGTACGACCGATCAGCGATTGTGGCGGGCCTCAACTTCGTCGTAAGCCGCTTCGATCGCCTCTCGGTAAGACGAGTACGACGGATTCGCAGGAGTCGGCGATCCGCCGTTCACACCAGTTCCGTTGCCGACCACCGCAGCCGCTTGCGCCGCTGCCGCTTGACGTTGGGCTTCCGTCTCCTGCTGCTCGCTGGCATGTTGCTGCTGCGCCGCCTGCTGGGCTTGGAAAGCCATCGCCTGGTACACCATCGGGAGCATCTCGATACCCAGACCCATGTTCATGGTCTGACCTACGACTGCCCTGATCTGATCGTCGTTCAATCCGTACTGCTGCTGCAGTCCGTACACCGCACCACGTAGTTGATCATCGGCTTCGCGCTGTGCGATTCGCTGTTCGAGTGCTTCGCGTGCTCGGCGCTCGATGACGATTTCGCGTTCCAGAGGATCGTCGTACTGATCGAGGTCATCCTGTGCATCAGCAACGGCTTGCTGCTGCTGCGGCGTCAGACCCAAATACTGCTCGACTGTCATCCCTGCCCGAGAGGCAAGGACTTGCATCGTCAACCCAGGGTTCTGCTGCATCGCCTGGTGGAGTCGGATGGCATCTTCTGCCTCTCTCCGTTGCTCCGCAAGCTGCTGGCTGTGGCGTGTGAACGCCGCCTGTCGTTGATACCCCTGTAGCGCTTCCGATAGTGGGACCGAGATTTCCTCGCCGTCGACCTTGACTCGAACGTGCCTTCCGGCAGTCGCTTCGTCGATATCGAGATACTCGGGCTCCGCTGGCGGCGGTGCTGTGGACTGATCCGGCGACTCGACTTGTCCGCTCTCAGCGGGATCACTGTCAACCGGGGTTGCCTCAAACGAGGCGGATGGATCGCTCACGAGTGCCCCTTCGACTTGTTCGTGTGAGCCGGATACTAGTCACACGCAGATCAGTACGGGGGCATTGCCTCGATCGGCGGGCCACCACCGGGGATCATTTCCATCTGGGGCTGTTGCATCATCTCGGCCGGGAATGGCATTGTCTCCATGCCCGGCGGCATCGGCGGTGGACCCTGGGGCGGCGGAGCCTCGGGTGGCGGGCCACCGAGTTGCTGCAGGGATTGGTCAGCGCCGGGCGGCGGAGGCGGGGGCGGAGGCTGCTGCACGAACCGCCCGGCGTCCTTGATCCCGAAGCCCTTGGCGAGCAGTTCCTGATACAGAGCGGGCATGTTGACAACGCCCGCCTCCATGAACGGCATCGAGGCATCGACGATCTGCAGCGCCGACTGACGCCGGAAGGTCTCGTTGCGGGGCTCGGTCGAGCCGCCCTGAACCTCGAAGTCGAACTCGCCTTTGATGCGATCCTTGTCGAATCTGACCCAGCCCCGGACGGGCATGGTGACGATGCGAGCCACCTGATCGCCGGTCGTGTACTGCTGCATCAGACCGACGACGCGCTCGGCGACTTCGGACAGCACGAGTTCGACCTTGGCGAGACGATCCTGGGCGCGGGCATTGGCGGCATCTTGGATCATTCCCGCTTCGGTGGCGGTGCGCCTGATCTGTTGCTGTGGGGAGCCGCGCTGGTAGTCGCTGACGCCTGAGACGCGATCGAGGTCGTTGCTGATCATCGTCGACTGGTCGAAGAACTCGGCAGGCGTGATCACGACCGGGACGGGTGCGATCGACGATCCAGGCTCCTGATCACCTTGGACCGGGATCATCACGTTGTCACGATCGGACTCCAACGCTTCGACGCCATCGGTGTCGAAGCGGTCGCGCGCGTACACCCATGCCCGGCGGAACTTCTTGCGATAGTTGAACATCGCCGTGCGGGTCTCGTTCAGTTCCAGTTGCAACGACTCGATCTGGGCAACGTCGCCGATCGGGTAGAAATGATCCGGTATCTCGTAGTTGCGCAGCATCACAAACGGATGCCCGAACGCGTACGGCATGGTCACCGGCTTGATCAAATAGACCGGCTCGTCCTGATCGTCACTGGTCGGGCAGAACGTGCAGACCTTGTACCGCTTCAGGTCGTAGAACTCGATCACTTCGCAGAAACGAATCGAACCCTGGTTCGGCTTGTCGCCACTGTCGCGTGCATCGCCGTCGTTGTTGTCCCAACGCGACCACGACGAACCACTGACCTTCTTGCGTGCGCCAACCGCGTAACGACTGTCGACCTGTACGTCTTGCACCGGTCGCCACGTCCGCTGGGCGATCCAACGCATCTCTTTCGGGTGGCGGGCGTCGGGATCGACGAACATGTCGAAGATGCTGACGCGTTCGATGAAGGGGCGATCCTCGTCCCATTGCAACATCTCGGATTCGACGTTGCCCTCTTTGTCCTCGCGGTCGTCGATGCCTTCTTCGGGCCCGGCGTCGGCACCGTCGTTGTTGTTGTCGACAGTGTCAGCGGCTTTGACTTCGGGCGGCTTCGTCCACTTGTAGCCGCACTTCACCCAACCGTGCCCGACGAGCAGCCAGTCATTGATCGCAAGTCGGAACTCACGCTGGTAGTCGTAGGTACGCCATAGCCAGTTGAGCACTTCTTCGGTGATGATCGCGGTGAAGCCTGATTCGGGGTTGCGGGCATTGACGACGAAGCGCGGGTTATTGATCGCCACGGCCGGGGCCATCACGTTGATCGTGGCGAACACCATGTTGACAACGAGTGCATCGGTCGATGGATCGCCGTCGAGATACCGACCCTGATACAGGTCGATGTAGCGCTTCCACGCCTTGTCGTAGTTCGTCGTCGACGATGTGCGCCAGTTCTTCGAACGCTTCAACTCGTTCTGATAGAAGCTGAGTAGCTCGGCCTGCGTCTTCACGATTCTGCCCTCTCGATGTTGGGCCTGCGTGCCAACTCACGTTCGTTGTCGGTGCCGAGATGTTCGCGTAGGTACTCGCCTTTGGTCATGTGCCAACCGCCCTGGCCGACGAGCGCCCCGCCTCGGAAGGCGAAACCGATGCCGCTTACGCGACAACGGAAGCACTCGTCGCGGCCAGGTTCGACCGGCTTGCCGCAGGCACAGTTCACTCGACGCCGGTTTGCTGATCGAGCCACGAAACGAGGGTGGCTCGATTCTTGTTGGCTCGCTCCAAGTTGAGGATCGCTTGGATGATGTCGTCGCGCTGATCGTCCACCGCCAGCCCGTCGACATGAGCCTTGACTTCGTCGATGGTGTGATCGCCGGGGTCGTAGACCATCGGGTCTTCGCTCGGTGAACCGGTGCGCTCGATGATGCCGACACCCATCCCAGGGAACGGGGCCCAACCACCGCCACCGGTCGCCTGGTACGTCACGGTGTAGTCCTTGTACGCACCGGCATCGGTGATGGCGGTGATCTTGTATTCGATCCACTCCGCCAGATTGGCGGAGTTGTAGAGCCGGATCGGATCATTGACGATCATCCCCGCCAACGGATCGCCGACGCTGCCGGGTCCGAACGTCTCGCTGACGAACAGGTGCGTGGCCGCTGAACCGACCGGCTGATTAGCGCGGATGCAGGCGCTCCCTGGCGGAGTCACGAACAACTGCTCCCACGTCAGGAACGCGTACGGAACGACGACACCGGGAGCCGTACCCGGCCACCCCAATGTCCCCCAGTTCACACCGGACGGCGGGTTGGCACGCTTATCAGCGCGCTGCCCCTTGCGCTGATGCTTGCCCTTGGCGTGGGGACGCTGATGGCGCTGGGTACGGGTCTTGGCCATCAGGCGTCAGCGTCCTTGCGGCCACCATGAGTCTGGGACTTCAGGCCCTCAGCAGCTTCGGCAAGTTCCTGGCGTACCGCTTCGCCTTCGCCGTTGGCGATGCGCTCATCCAACTGCTGTTGGCTCCACTTGCTGATTTCCATCTGATCCTCGGGTCCGACCTCGGGGTCTTCGAGCGTGGCACCGCCCTGAAACTCGGTCAACGCCTCGACATCGGAATCTTGCTTCTTACCGGTCATGTCCTTGCCTCCTTGATTTGGGTGGATTCTCTCACTTCGGACGTACCGCGAATGAACCAATCGGTTCGCGGTCCTTCGTGATCGACTTACGGCCCGTACCCGCGAGCACGTCGCTGAAACTCTGACCGAACGTCTGACGCTCCCACCAGCCCAACGATCCCTGCGGTGGGTCCTTCTTCGGCGTGAACTCGGCGAACCACACGAACTTCAGCATCTGGACAGCGATCGCCAGGCTGATCACCCGGTCGTCGAACGGCGACCCGGTCATCTTGCCCTTGTCGGTTCGCACGAACGTCCGCAACTCGGCGAGCGTCTCAGCGTCGTGCAGCTTCAGCTTGCCCTCGGGGCGTAGCTCTTTCGCCAACTCGTCGATCATGAGCGGCTTACTAACCTGCGTCGTGTGGAATCCGAGCACGTCGGTTGGGACAGAGTGTTTGTACTTCGGGGATCGCTCGTAGTAGATCGGGAAGTACTTGGCGCGCTGGATGGCCTTCAGGACGGTCAGTCCATGATTGTTGGATTCCACCCCGAGCAGGGCCTGACGATAGAAACGGCCAAGCGGTACGAGGACATCACTCCCGAACAGGTCGGGGTCGATGAGGCCGTGCCAATGCGCTACTACTTCACCGTTACGAGCGTTGATGACGTGCGCCGATGCTTTGTCGCTGTGCTCCAACCCCTGGGAAGGGTCAGCGCCCACGACATAACGATCGTCATCATTGGGCCACGACCATACGCGGAGGGCACCCCCGTCTTCTACGAAGCGAAGTTCGGGAGTCAGGTAGCCGCGCGTGAGTGGATCAGTCGACTCAATCTCACGAAGCATTCGCAAATCGAAGACCGGGCGTCCTGATTTCAGGAACGCATCCTCAGGATTATCGGGGTACTCCTGCGCCATCTGCCAGTCAGGCAGTTCGGCCGAACGGGCGTCGTACCAGGCTTGGTCGCGACCGTTCGCGGACCACGGAAAGAACAGCGGCTCGAAGCGGTTGTTGCCGCTGATCGCTTCGCCCCACAGACGATGGAACAGGTTGCCCTCACCATTTGCAGTAGAGAGCATGATGATGCGTCCACCAACGTCTGCTACCGGTTCGATCGCGCCCCAGGCTTCCTCGCTGTTGGGCAGGAAGGCGAGTTCGTCGACGACAACGAGATAGGCGGATTCGCCTCGGGCTGGGTCGCTGGCTGATGGCAACGACTCTATGTAGCTGTTGTTGGTGAACTGGATCGTGGTCAGCGTTTGGTTGACGGGCCCGCCGCGCCACTTCATCCAGTCCGGCAGGAACTGGTAGCCGTACTTCGATTTGCTCAACAGCTTGATCGCTTCGCGCTCGGTGCGTGACAGCATCAGGATCGAGCGATCGCTGTAGAAGAACGAGAGCCAGAAGGCGAAAGCAGCGAGCAGCGTCGAGAATCCGATCTGGCGTGCCTTCAGGATCAAGCTGTAGCGATGGTTGAGCCACGAGTGGACTGTCTCGATCTGAGCCTCGAACAACTCGAACTTGATCCGCCCCTTCTCGGGATGACGGATGTACCAATACGTCTCGCAGAAGTAGATGAAGCCGTCGAGCAGTTTGGCCGGGTCCTGCGTGTTGGGCGCGCACTTGCGCCATTCACGCTCGTTGAAGATTTCCTCGAACGAGTACTGGTCGTCGAGCAGATCAGTCACGGCACCGTGACGACATCCGGGGGCCAGTTGGCGACGACGGCTGACGTGATCGCACCATCGGTAACGACATCCTGGTCGTGTCCGGGTGCGCCACGTCCGGCGTTGACGCCCGACTCGTACTCCAAATCGACGGCGTCGGCGACGGCCCAGAACATGCCGGTGAGATTGGCGCTGCCTTCAATCACGCGTCGAGCGAACTGTGTGTCAACGAGCGCCGGGTTGCCGATCGCTTCGGAGAACACAGCAGCGGTGACACGGTCACGCAAGTCGGGATCGTTGGCGGCTCGCGCCACAGTGCTCTGGCTCATGCGATGACTCCTTGGTATTCGCCGTTGGACGGCTCTGGCTCGTGAGGCTCCTGCATCGCAGCCACCTGCTGTTGCAGCGCCTCGTTCTCGATCATCAGCCGTTCGTTCTGGGCGGTGAGGATGCCGATGCGCTGCGCGAGTCGATTCACCCACACGTCTTCGACGGTCATCTGTTCCTGGTCGCTCATGCGGCCCTTCCTTCCAGTTGTTCGATACGGCGAAGTAGTGCCTGAACGGCTCCCGTCAACCGGACAGTGCCTCCGCCGTAGTCGACGGAGTTCGCCCATCCCGGCCGCAGGCTGTCGGGAGCGCAGACGTTCACCATCGCAGGCGTGACATGGACGTGATCCTCGCTGATGAATCCTTCGGCGTGCGTGCCGTCCGTGTTCAGATCGAACTCGACGGGACGCCAGCGCCTGACCATTTCGAGCGACTCGTCCGGGTCGAGCGGCATGATGTTCTCTTTGTGCTCACGCGACGAGAACGTCGTGTACGACTTCCCAGCGTTAATGAACGTGTTGCCACCGGTCGACAACATGAACTGCGCGCCAGTGATCGACTGCAGAATCACATTGTTGTAGCCAACCAACTGCGGGCCGTCCATCGCTTCGCCGGAACCGGCAGGCGTGCCGGTCGTGTGGTTGAGGCGATGGTTGTTGTCGGCCGATCCCGACAGCCGGATGTAGCAACCGCGATTCATGTTGAGCGATGCACTGACGTTCACGCCGGGAGCTATGACGGTGCCGTCGCAGAGGATGTTGCCGGATGTGTAGATCGTCTTGCCGCCATAGCACCGCATGTAGGTGGCATCGGTCATGTTCCAGCCGCCGCCCCAGCTTTCCCAATGGATGCCGGTGTTGCCGCGAACCCGGAACCAAAAGTTGTTGCCGCCGTAGACCTCACCCGAGAAATAGGCACTTCCGTTCACATCGAAGTTGGTGCCGTTGTGACTGAACAAGACACTGCCGCCAGTGGCGCTCGTGAACTGGTAGCTGCCCGACCGCAGCCACGCCGTGTCGGGCAGCTTGATCGTGCCGCCGCCACCAAGCAACGTCAGGAAGTCGGCAGCGGCGTTGATGTGGAACGGCGTTCGACCATTGGTCTGTTGATAGACGTACAAGTCCTTGGTGCCGTTGGCGCTGAGATCCTGACCGATCTGCCAGCCGGGGTCCGTACCGATGTTTAGCTGCGCTCGTTTGGACGTGGCGTGAGCCGAGTTGGCGATAGTCAACCCACCGGGGTACTGCGCTGCGTTGCCGCCACCAGCGATGACTTCGCCGCCGTAGTAGTTGAAGCGCAGCGTGCTCGCGGCACTGTTGTTTCGACTCTGCAACCCGCCCCAATACGCGGCGAGGTTCTGACCGATCGGTTCACCGATCATCAATGCCGGGTTGGTCTGATCGAGGCCAACCACGTCGCCGGGCGTCAGCTTCAACTTCGGCATGGTCGTGCCCCACAGCGCGTCGCTGTTGGTTGCCGAGTTCTTGACGAGGATGTCGCCGAGCACGCCACCGGGTGGCAGCGGCCCCCCGTTGACGCCGACGTTGACCCATGCCCCGCCGACTCGTGCTTTCAGAACACCCATGTCATCACCCCGTCACCGAGAACGAGATACCACTGAGGCTCCACCAACCCGACACTGTGCCGAACTGCGGGACCACCGCTCCACTTGACAGCACCTGGGTCTGCGCCCACGAATCGCTACCAAGGGTCGGCATGAGCAGATTGCCGCCTCCGGGGATGTAGCCAGCGGGCAAGGTGAAGATCGCGGTGTTCAGCGCGCCGCTCTTGATCAGCCCACGCAAATACACGATGTCGCCGATCTTGCGATAGCCAGCAGGGCACCATCCGAGGCCGTAGTTGACCCAGCCATTCTGAAACGTCGGTGCGATCCACGGCGTGGGAGCAAGGGCCGCGATCGCCGACTGCACGTCCGTCGCGGTCATCGGCGCGGTCGGCGTGAACGACACGTTCGATGCGGTGAGCGGAGCGGCAGCCTCGTCGGTGTCGTACCACAACTCGGCGGTCGGGTTGGTCCCGATCGGATCGGCTGCGGCTATCTCGACTTCGCTCGTGCCGCCGCCGACAACCTTGCCATCGACGTACTGCTTGGTGGCAGCCTCCAACGCCGCCGTGGGATCAGCGGGCAGCACGACAGGGACGAGGAACTTGCGACTCACCCGAGAACCACGACGCGGTATTCGTTGGCAGCGGGAGCGGTAGCGAACCGCAACGTCACGTTGTTGGTGTCGGTGCGCTCCACGTCGCATTCAACGGTGTCGAACGGTGTCGCCACGCGGTACACATTGACCGTGAGGTCTTTCGTGTTGAAAGCGTGCAGCACCGTATAGCTCGTCGCCGAGGTTGCCAGAGTGGCCGCGAACTTGCGCGGCATCCCGCCAGTGAAGGTGATCAGTCCGATCAACTCTGCGATCGTCAGGTCTTTGGGATCGGCTGCCGCCCCCCCGTCGTTACCTTTGACGGTGAGCGCGGGCATGTTCGCCAACTTGGCGTTGGTGATGCCGTCGTTGGCAACGCCGAGCGAATCGGCTACGACCGTCATCGTCGAGTCGCCGATCACGTTGATGGCGTTGCCGGTCATTGTCAGACCGGCACCCGCGCCAACTGTGCCGCCCCCGGCAAACTGCGCCCAGACGGTCGCCGTCGTACCAGGGATGATCGGACCGTTAGTCGTACAGACCCATGCCGTATCGCCCTGCGCGGTGCCCTCCATCACGTAGACCGCGGCACCATCCAACTCTCCAGCCGCATCGGCGTCGATAGCGCGCGCCCAGGCAGCCGAAGCCGCTACCCAAATCCCGTTCTCGGTCCCGAGAGTTTGGTTCTTCAGCAGAATGCGATCACCGGCAATCGGCACCACGCCGTCGATGGCGGCGAGACCCGAAGTGGCCTGATTGGCTGTCGACGCGACGCGCACCGAGTCCTTCCATGCCAGGCCCTGGATGGCGAAATCGACATAAGCCTTGCTCGCTGCGTCCGATGGCGACACAGGGTTGGCGACGTTGGTGAGCGTGAACCCGCCCATCGACACATTGGCGGTGGCAGCGGCGAGGGCGCTGATCGGAATGGTCGAGTGTTCGGCAGCGGAGTGAGCAGGCGAACCGTGGGTGTGATCAGAGCGAGCGACGGTGGTGGCAACGCCATCGGAACGAGCGATCCCGAACGTCGTTTCAGGCTGGGTCGCTCCATAGCCGACGCCCGCACCGCCCTGTGCCGCCACCCACGCCGCACCGTTCCACCAATACAAGATGTTGCCGACCGAATCGAAATACAACTGACCTTTGACCGGTGACGACGGTGCAGAAGCCAGGTTCTGCACGACAGCGTTCTGCAACTCGTTCTTGGAGAGGTCGATCGCGGTGAGGAACTTGCGTGACATGTCTGCTCCTACGAGAGGTAAGCGGTCCCGGTGAATCCGCCCGAGAACTGGATCGTCAATGTGTTGTTGTCGATGTGGGCGACATCACCTTCACATGTCGAACCACTGGAGTCGATCACTGTCACGTTGGGGAAGAACCCGAGGTTATGTTCGATCAGCCAACTGGCAGCGATCGTGTCCTGATTGTGGGTGAAGGCGACAGGTCCACCTGTCCCACCACCACCGCTGGTGATCGGCACCCAAGCCGCACCGACGCGCGCATAAAGAACACCCATCAGGTCAACTCCCAAACTGTTCCGGTCCAACGCTTGACGGGTTTGACGACCCAAGCGCTACCACTCCATGCTTTCATCGGTTTCGACACCCAGGCCGAACCATTCCACACTTTGAGGTAGCCAGGCGTATGTGGGGCGGTGTAGTCGGCGGTCACGTCGATGTGATCGACGTTGAAGGTCGCACTCTGCGTCACCGCTGCCCGAGTGGCGGTCGCTCGTATCTTGAAGTTGGCTGCCTTCAACTGTGCCAGCGTGACCGGGAACGTGCCGACATCGTTGCGAGCGGCAGTAGCGCGTGTGCATGTCACCGCCGTCCCGAGTGGCGTCGCCCCCGAGTACGCCTGGAACGTGACGGTGGCAATGCGAGTGGTGTTGTTCTCGAAGTGACGCAAGCTGACGCTGACCGAGTTGAGCGTGTCGGTGTCAGGGATCGTCGAGAAGTCATAGCCCGAGATTTCGATGTAGGCGGTCGCGCCTGATGTGCTCGATGTCCACACGGCGTAGGTGGCGGGGTTGGCTGGCGGCGTGCCATCAACGGCATTGGTGGTAGTCGTCCACGTCGTGCCGCTGGTGACCGGCGTGCCAGTGCCGCGCTTGGCGAGCGTCGTCATGTCGTGTCCACCCACAAGGCGTTGACGGCAGGGCTACCCGGTGGCGTCGTACCGACCGCGATCCCGGTACCGGGGATGCCTTGGATGCCTTGCGCTCCGGTATTACCGGTATCGCCTTTGGGGCCTTGCGGTCCGGGCACGACCGAATCAGCACCAGCAGGCCCGGTCGCACCCTGGATGCCCTGAATGCCTTGCGGACCTTGCGGGCCAGGCACAACCGAATCGGCACCGGCAGGCCCGGCCGGACCTTGGACGCCCTGCGTTCCCTGTGCCCCAGTGTTGCCGGTATCGCCTTTGACGCCTTGCGCTCCGGTATCACCTTTGACGCCTTGCGGACCTTGTGGTCCCTGCGCGCCGGGATCACCTTGCGGACCGGTCAGCCCCTGGATGCCTTGCGGGCCCTGCGGGCCGGGCACGACCGAATCGGCACCGGCAGACCCGGTCGCACCGGTCGGGCCAGTGGGACCAGGATCGCCTTGTAGACCTTGTGGACCGATCGGCCCCGTCTCGCCGGTCGGGCCTGTGGGACCGGGATCGCCCTGCGGTCCCGGTGGTCCTGGCGGTCCCATCGGTCCTGTCTCGGCAGGCGGCGCGGTAGCGTCGGGGTCGTACCACAACTCGTAGGCCCCGCCGGGATCAGTGAGGCTGATCGAAACCTCGTCAGTCCCGGCACCGGCCGGGCCCGCTGGCCCGGTAGCCCCTGTCGGTCCGGCCGGGCCCGGTGGTCCGGTAGAGCCTGCGGGCCCTCGGATGCTGCCGACATTGACCCAGGCTGTTCCGTTCCAGACCCAGCCAATGCCGTTGGAGTCGATCCACATGTCGCCGTCTTCGTGCGGCAACGGGTCCTGGGCGGTGGTGGGTGGGCCGGGTGAAGGGATCGTGCCCAGGAAGTCCCACGGCGCACCAGCGGTCAGCCCTTCGACATGGGTGATGCGGCGCTGTAGATCGAAGAACGCACGGCGTTCCGGGTCGCGGGTTCGCGACTCGAATCCCGCGCGCCCCCCAGTTGTCACGACGCCCGCTCTTGCTCCCTGGCGGCGCGCTCGCGGGCAGCGAACTGAGCGGCGATGGCGTCGAGTTCTTCGTCGCTGAGGTCTTTGGCAGGACGGTTGACAGTGATGTCCAGCTTCTGCGGCTTCAAACCATCAACGAGTTCCATGTACTTCGCAGCAGCTTGGACGTGCCGTGGATCGTCGTTGTCGGTGCCGGTGCGGTACAACGTGTCGAGCAAGTTCTGCTTCCGTTCGGGGCTACCGATCGTGGCGAGATAGTGCTGTTCCCAGTCGAGCAGGAACTGGCGCTCCTTCTTCCACCGGGTGAGCGTGTCGGGGTTGATGAAGTGCTCGCGCGCGAACGCCTCCTGTGTCGACGGTTCGCGTTCGCGCTTGGGCGTACACAGCCACTCGATGAATAGCTGGCGCTTGAAGTCTTCCTTGTCAGCCACCGCGTCTCATTGTGTCAGACTGCCATGAGCACGACCGACAATGGGAGGTCTCCATGCTTGCTGACATTGCCTCTGGCGAAGTCGACATCGCTGATGTGCTGTTCCTGGTGGCATTCATCCTGTTCGTGATCGCGGCGGTGATGGCGGCGATGGCACGCTCGATCGACTCGGTGATCGTGCGTGCCGGGTTCGCCTGCTTGGCGTTGGGGTGGCTCGTCCTGTAACAGCGTTATAGGGGTATCAATCCTCCGACTGATGTGGTACCATGTACCCCATGAGGATTGAGACACAGACAGTCACGCCGCGGGCTGATCCGCAGGATGTCACGGTGCAGATGAACCTGCGCGTGCCGTACTTCTACCGAGAGCAGTTGATCGCCGAAGCGCGCAAGCGCGGCATCTCGATCAACCGCCTGATGGTCAACCTGCTCGTCCAATCGCTGCCGCCTGTGCGATGAGGGTCTGCGGCATTGATCCTGGGGTCGATGGCGCAGCGGCACTGATCGACACCGATGACGGGGAGGTCGATGTCGTCGACCTCCCATCGGGCCCGCACGGCATCGACCCGGTTGCCTTGCAAGAGCTACTCACGGACACCTGGGGAGTGCGTTCGGTGTGGCTTGAAGACAACCGGGCCAATGGACGGAATGGCAGTCTCGCGAACTACTCGATGGGACGCACAGAGGGTTTGATCATCGCCACCGTGCTCTGCTCGCGAATCACGCTGTGGCGCGTCAAGCCGAGCCAATGGCAACGCTCGGTCGGACTCTCCAACGTGAAGTCGACCGAACGCAAAGAGGCGTCGCGGATGCGGGCCCGCGAACTGTTCCCATCACGGCTCGACGACCTGAAGCGCAAGAAGGATCACAACCGCGCCGAGGCCCTACTGATCGCGACGTACGCATGGACGGGGCCGAAGTGAGTGAAGCGACGGTGTGGTCCGAATGCCTGGCAGCCACCAACGAGATATGGGACGACCGCGAGGCGTACATCGAAGCGATCCTCGATCGACTCGGCATCGACCCCACGCAACCGTGGAGCGAATACAGCTACACGCAGGAGGGGTCGAAGTGAGTGTCACATCCCTCGGTCATGATCCATTCATGAGCACCTTGCGACAGTTCGCCGAGCACGGCGCAACCCGCAACGAACGCGAACTGGCACAGATGCTGCTCGACCTGTACCGGCTGACATCAACCCATCCACTCGTCGTCCACTACGTCGACGAGTTCACTCTGAAAGCAACAGCATGAGCCTTGACCTGGAAGACATCGAGCCAACGACGCGCACCGACTACCGGCGTGCGAACGGCGCACCACAGGTCGTCGTCGATGGCAAGGGCGAGCGCTACTCACGCCCCTCGTCGTTCGCCGACCCGCTCGACGACAAGAGCGCGCTGACGAACTGGCGGATCGACCGTGGCTGCCTCGGTGTCGCCGGGGATCGGGCCCTGCAGGCGCGGTGGTGCGCGCTCGACCTGGATGACAAGGGCCAGAACAAAGAGAAGACGAAGCTGCGTGACGATTCGATCAGCGCCGGGCGGGGGGCGCAGGCGGCTGACATCGGCACAGCGCTGCACGCGATGTCGGTGCGCTGGGAGCAGGATGAGAAGTTCTCGCCACCGGAGCCGTACCTGTCGTCGTTGATTGCGTACAACGAAGCGATGAATGAGTTGGGGCTCGTAAGTGAGCGCTTCGAGTTCCACACGGTCAATGTGGAATACCGCTGTGCGGGGACAGCGGACCGTCTGTACCGACTGACGAAGGATTTGATTGCGCCGGACGACACAGTGATTCGCATAGGCGAGTTGGTGATCGGGGACCTGAAGACGGGCGGCAAGATGGAGTACTCGATGCCTGCCTACGCGGTGCAGTCGTTCCTGTACGCGGGCGGTCAGTTCTACAACGTCGTCACCGATGAGTTCGAACCTACGCCAGTGATCAATCAGAAGTGGGCGCTGATTGTGCACATGCCGGTCGACGAGGGCATCTGCGAGTTCCTGTGGTGCGATCTGGAAGTCGGTGGCTTCGGTGCCTACATCGTTCAGCAGGTGAAGCTGTGGCGCAAGAACTGGCGCGCTGGCGAGTTCGAGTTCTCGAAGGCACGACCAATGGGACCGCCCGAGCCGACGACCGTGGGGCTCAACGACTGCTGCGACAACGGCAACTTCGGTGACGGACACGAGTGCTTGAAGCAACCCGCCCCAGAAATCGACGAGCCCGCCGTCAGCGTGACAGAAGACGGCGGGCTCGACGAACTCGTCTCGTGGGCGAAACTCCGACTGTCGTATGTTGCCCAGAACGAAGGTGCCACGAAACTTCTAATGCGGCTGTGGCCCGCAGGATTACCGACGCCGAAGCAGGGCGTCAAGACAGTGGATCAGGCGAACGAGATTCTGTCGCTGCTGTCGAAGGTCGAAGCCGATTTCGAACTCGGCTTCGTGGAGGGTGGACCGCAATCCAGCGGCCACCGATCAACCCGGAAAGGAAAGTAGTCATGCCTGTTGGTTTGAGTGAGATTGGGGGCGGCGGCAAGTCGTGGTCCCCGGAGACGATCGGCGACAAGATCGCCGGAACGATCCGCCTCGTCGAGCGGCGTCCGCAACGTGAGTTCGGTTCCGGCAAGGAACTGACGTGGGACGACGGACGGCCGCGTCTGTTGACCTACATCGAGTTGGAGACCGAACTCAACGAGGGCGACGACGATGACGGTGTCCGCGCCCTGTACGCCAAGGGTGGCAAGAACTTCGAGCCCGCCCAGGGTTCGGGCACGTCGATGGAAGTGGCGATCGCCGAAGCGGTGCGTGCCGCTGGTGAGACGGCGATCGAGGAAGGTGCCGTGCTGGCGGTGCAGTACACCGGCATCGCCAAGCCGACGACGCGCGGCTATCAGGGCGCGAACCTGTTCCGGGCCCAGTACAAGGCTCCGGTCTCGTCCGTGCAAGCCGACGACCTGTTCGGCGACTGACGTGCAGGCCGTGACCTGTGAGGGTTGCGGTCGTACAGCCGACCCCACCCAGGAGGCGATGTTCCAACTCGTCACTGGGTGGCGTCGGATGTATCCGTCAACCCAGGGCCTGCGCGGGCGTCGCTCCGAGCAGCGCTACGCCTGCCGTTCGTGTGTCGAGGCGTTCGAGAAGTCGGGCATGACGTGGCAGCAGCCCTCGCTGTTCGAGTCGCCATGAACCGTCTCCTGATCGCGTCGGGCGCAGCTTCCATGTTGTGTGTGGTTACATGCGTGGTTGTCGCTACCCGACGCATGGGTAAGGGGCCGGGCCTTCGGGCCCGGCCCCGCCCTGTCTTCGTGCCGTACATCAGCTACGACTACGCCCGCGCCGAAGGCTTCACGCCGTACCTCGTGCAAGGCAACTCTGTTGAAGTGGAGTGGCTATGACGTTCGGTGTCGACGAGTGCTGGTTCCCCGAGCGAGCGGCGTTGACCGCCTACTCCTACGGATGTCGATGCATCCGCTGCACCGCCAAGCGCAAGCGTTACGACGCCAAGCGCCCGCATCAATCGCGACGCCGGGTTCAAACGAAAGGGGCCTCCGAGCAACCCCGGCGTCAACTTCACAAGGTTCCACCGCCGACGTATCAGGAGCCGTACATGGGGCCCTGTCGGTGCGAGACCCCGCAGCCGCGCTTCATTCCGTGGTTCGGAGGCCACGAGTGCGCGGCGTGCGGGATGCCGATCCCGTCATGAACGACCGCAGCGGCAGCGCGCTGGCGACGGCGATGTTCACGATCGCTGTCGCCGCCGCGATCATCCTGCTGATCCTCTACGTGTGATGCGATTCGGCGAGGATGACCCGGTGTCATGGTGGCTGCCGGTGTTGGTGATCCTGCTGTGGCTGTGCCTGTGGCGGGCTGCCGTGTGGCTCGCCGGACAGGTGTAGCGTCGACAGTCCGTCCGGGGAATAGCGAAGGCCCGCCTGTGGAGGCGGGCCTTCGTCCATCAACCCATTGATGAAAGGAAGCGTTCTGGCGCTGCCATGAGTGACAATAGCAACGATACCGGCAACGGGATAGTCGATCGAGCACTCGTCTATTCGAGATACGGGCTGCGGGTGTTCCCGGTCCACACCGTCGAGAAGCGTCCGATGACCGGCTACGGCTGGGTCGAGTTGGCATCGAGCGCCACCAACCACGTCGTCGAAGACTTCACGCGGGCGGTCGAACAGTGGGGCGATCAGGTCTCGGTCGCCTGGGCGCTGGGGCTCGACGGATACATGGCGGTCGATCTGGATGTCGACGAAGCGCTGTTCCCGTCGTGGGTGTCCGAGATTATGTCGTCGGGGGCGATCAGCGTCACCAAGCGCGGCCTCCATCTGATCTTCAAGATGCCTGGCTTCGAGTGCGGCAACGGGACCGCAGGCTTTCCCGATCAGGGTTGGGGCGAGGTCCGCGGCAAGGGCGGCTACATCGTGATCGCCGGGCCCGATCGGGTCGGGCTCGATATCACCGAACTGAACCACGCCGGACCGTTCCCATATCCCGACTGGTTGAGCGAGTACGGCGGCAAGACCGACGTGGCGACGGAAGCGGAAGTGATCGCCTTCGCCAACCGCTGTGCGGGCGAGGGGACACGTCCCAACAAGATCGAGTCGATCCGCAAGGCGTGTGCCGACTGGAACCCGAAGCTGGCGGGCGACCCACGGCGGGGACGCCATCCGTACGCGGTGTGGCTGATGACGGCAGCCGCCGAGGATGCCCGCGACGGCTACTACAACTTCGTGACCGCCCACGCGATCATCAAAGAGTGGTGGCGCTCGGTGACGCCGCCGGAACGCCACGGACGCGAGTTCAAGGGGATCGTGACGTGGGCGGTCGGGCGGGCACTCTCGCAAGCACCCAGCCCGGCCGTAGAGCCCGACGAGGATGAGTCGCCTGACCTGCTGGGTGACAATAGCAGAGCCCTGATCCAGTTCAGGGAGCTACCCGACCCATTCGTGCTGCCAGCCATCGAATGGCACGCCAAAGGGCTGTTGATGAGCGGCACACATGGCGAACTCGGGGGCCCCGAGAAGTCGATGAAGTCGTATTTGGCGCTGACGACGGTGGTGGCGATCGCACTCGGAGTGCCAGTTCTCGGCCATTTCGAGGTTCCTGAGCGCCAGCGGGTGCTGATGCTGTCGGGCGAGGGCGGCGAAGTCGGGATGTTGCGCCGGGTCGAGCGTGTCACCGAGGCGTACGGGGCGTCGATCGCCGATCTGCGACCCTGGCTGCGCTACACGACGATGACAGCGCCGATCACGTCGCCGTTGATGCTGGATTCGGTCCGAGCGGCGATCGACGAGTTCGATCCGGCGATCGTGTGGCTCGATCCCTGGTACGCCTACGCTCCGGGCTCGACTGTCGCCTCGTCGGCACTCCTGACCGACATCGGCCAGGTGCTTTCCGCCTGGCGTCAGGCGGTCGGCGTGGAGCGCACGGCGATGATCAACCATCACCTGAACACCGGAGGGACCGGCGACGGCCTGCAGCGCCTGGCGGGTGCCGGGCACGCCGAATGGTGCGACTCGTGGATGCTCGTCGATCACCGGGAGAAGCCTCAGGTCGAAGAAGGCCGGTTCCGGCTGAAGCTGCGGGTCGGGAGCCGCCAGTGGGGCGGTGGCGACTACGCCATCGACCTGAGCCTGGGGCGGTTCGACCCCGAGTACGGCGTCCACATCGGCTCGATCCACTGGAAGGTGGGGCGACTGGCGGAAGCGATCGCCGAAACCGACGACGAGCGCCACCAGGCGACGATGACCGAGGCACAGTTGGCGATCAAGCGGTACCTGAGACGCCAGGGGCGTCCGGTGGGACGCAACGAACTGATCGAGGGCGTGGGTGGCAAGAAGGAGCGGATGAGGGCGGCGTTGGGCATCCTGATCGAGCGTGGAGAGGTAGTCGAGCGCTCACTGAAGGTGGCAGGAGCGGGCGGTCGACCCAAGATCGTGTGCTCGTTGGTGGAGGATTGACGTGACTTATCCACAGGGTTTCCGCCCCGGCCCTATTTGGGGTTTCCGCCCCGAATGGGGGGGTTTCCGCCCCGACATCGTACCTGCTCAGAGGGTTTCCGCCCCAAGAAACCCTTTCCGCCCCTGGGGCGATAACCAGTTTCCGACTTTCCGCCCCCCGCCCTATAGGGGGCGGAAACGAAACCCAGGGGGCGGAAACCTACTTATCCACAACCCAGAAGGAAGACCATGACCGATCACCTGTCCATCGTCGCCAAGATCAGCCGCTCCTACGGCACCAGGCCAAGCGCCAGCTTCGACGCCTTGATGGAGGCCCTCGACGGCTACCTCCACGCCCACGAAGGCGACGGCAGCACCTGGGAGTCCTTCGATCAACTGATCGTCGCCCTCAGCCACGCCTGCCGCTTCGGAGATTCGACCTGTCCCTGTGGCTCAGACACGCTCAACTGGCCTCATCGCCTACAGGAGTCAGCCGGTGGATGGCTGGCGCAGTATTCCTGCCGCGAATGCGGAACTCTCTATGACTGCTGGTGGAGTGACGAAATCTAGAACACCTGTTCGATGGCCTTCTGGAAGTTGATTACAAGATTTCGGTGGGACTCCTACAACTAATCTGCTGTCGCACCACGCCCCCACCGTCATGGGGGGAGGGGTAGGGGCGGGCCAGCCCCGATCGGGGCGGTGGATTGGTACCAATCAGCCGATAGCCTTTGGGGTGTGGAAGACATCCACACACGTCAGCCCCGATCGGGGCTACGAACCCATACAAGCAAG